CCCCATCTCCTTAAAGTATTTGCATACTTAATATGAAATTTACGCACTAGCCAAATTCATGATTGCGCCCTTACCTGTTAAAGTAACAGAGAATGTAGCGTTCTCACCTGTATTAGCGTTTGTTGTTAATGAAGTGATAATAGCCTTGCCTTTGTAACCAGAAGTTGTTGGAGCTGTCCATGCTGCTGGACGTGTATCACCTTGTTCTGCATCTGCTGGCTTAAGACCATTAGCATCATAGTTTGTAGCTTTACCGAATACACAAGTAACCTCAGTTTTGTTCAACATTGCGTTGAATAATGAGTTATAGTCATCGTCTGTGTATAAATTCTCAGATTGAATCTCCCATGTAATATTACCAATTTCACTAGCACCCCAGAAACCGTGGTCCTTACTTGAAATATCGATTGTATTACCTGTGATTGTCAAAGTGTGAGAAGTAGCATAAGCTAAAGCTGCACCATCCTTGAAAAGCATAAGCTCATCACCTTTTATGATATTTGCCATAGTATTATAATATTATGTATTTGTAAATATTTTTAACTTACTGAAAATGAGAAGTGTAATGTTTGAACATATGCATTCTCAATTAAGTCTTCTTGTATAGAATCTAATTTAATTGTGAAAATCCTTATATTCTCATCTGAATACCTTTTACCTTCTAATGCATGCCTTACAGCATTGGCAACATCTAAACAATTTATATAGTCCTTGTCTACGCAAAGTATAGTGAACTTGACTAAATTCTCCGTCAAAATGTCCTTTGTATAAACAGGTGTAATGTCCTCTCTTGTGTAAACGATAAATGGGAACTTTATATCAACAAATTCACCATTGTCTTCTTGACCCATCGCTAACAATGGAAGTATCTTGTCATCATCAACAAGATTAGTCACCTCTGTGTTTTGGCTGAGTATAGAATAAAGGTATTTTCCTACTAATATAGAGTTATCCATTCCATGCTTTCTTTATATATTTCTCTAATGCCGCCTGCATTGTTGGTTGTAATTGTGATTGACTATTAGCAACACCACGTGCGAAGAAACCATTGAACTTAGCTAAGCTTCCAATCTTTCTCTTTTTCTTAAGTGGCTTGCCATTAATCTTTGTCTGGTATCTCATCTTTGATGATTCGAAGAAACGCAACCTGAAAGTACCTGATTTCTTGCTTCTAACACCTAAAATATGGTATTTGACGTAACCATCTTGTGGCTTTGTTACCCTTACAGCATCGATTAATTTGTCCATAAAGGTACCAGAAGTATTTCTTTTTGAGCCAGGAATAGTTGAACCTACCTCTTTCTTTACTTTCCTTTTTATTAATTGACCACCAGCTCTTAATGCAGCCTTTTCTGCTTTTTCTGCATCCTTCAAAATATCTTGTAGCCTTGTCTCTAATGTATAGTCTGTCCATTTGATTCCTGCATTAGTCATTTACAAGTATTGCGTTTATTTCTAAGTTATGGTAGTATTTATTTGGTATAATGGAGTCGATAGAATAGAAGTCACCATCGTACTTTATTCTCATGTTCTCTTGAACAGGTACATAATATCTCACGATAAACATCTTGTTCTTTGAATGGAATATCTCTCCATTTGTCTCTTCTTTGTTACCAGAATCATGTCTTACCATGCAACGTGTGGTATAGTGTAATTCATATGTTATACGATTATTACCAAAATCTGTCTTTGTTGCAACAGGCTTATATATCTCAATTTTCTCTTTTAAGTTTCCTGCTTTCATATTACTGTAAAATAAATTTACTCATAATTACGATATAACTGGCACATCCAGTAGAAAGCACTTGGAATCTCGTTTTCTGCACTACCCCTATTGTCGTAGAAATATTCAACTATCATTTTCATAGCATGAATAAGCGGAGCTGGAAGAGTGTTGTTATGAGCCTCTAATATTTCGGCTAATGATTTGTTTATCTGCTGTTCAACCAATTCTTCTGCAGTGTCTCCAAGAGCTTCTAAGTATTCATCGTCATCTGTAAAGTCGTCATCTATAACTAATTGCTTTTTTATCATAGATAATGTTAGATATGTCATACTATGAAATTCATGTTTTTAGAAAAAAGGGGCGGGCGAAATACCCACCCCATAAAATGAAAGAAATTTATATGTTAACAAAAGATTGATTCTTATGCGCTAGTCTTACCAAATGCTAATCCTTCTGGACGTAAGATAACTTCGTCGAAGTAAGCGTTGATAACAAGACGTACACATCCGTTAACTGCTTGTGTATATTCATCGATTGTGATTTCAATGTCACCCCAAGAACCAACTGCGATATTAGAGAAGTCGCCATATACGAAGTTCTTACCTGCAACGTTAGAAGTTACAACTGCTGGAACACCGTCAACTTCACCACCTTCAAATACTAATTGTGTAGACTTAGTTGACTTAGCCATTGCACGAAGTTCTGCTTTAGCAGATGGAGAAAGTAAGTATTTCATCTCACCTGTGAAGTTTGCGTTTTCGATTGTAGCTTCAAGATTACAAATCTTTGCGAATGTATCACAAGTTGCTGGTGTAACATTATAGAAAATACCTGCTGGTTTTTCACTGTCACCTGCAACATTACCTAAAATTGTTGCTTCAAGTTTGTCGTTCAATGCGTTAACAATGTCTCTACGTATTGCTGATTCTACTCCAATTGTATCTTGATAGAT